TTTATAATAGTATCAGCTTCTTTATTAGTAGGAGTTTTATAACTCATGAGTATACCGTACCCATCTGTTAAATTTGTATTAGCAGCAAAGTCATGTTCATTATCAAATGAGAACGATGTAGCTGAAACAGCATTTATATTGCTTACACCTTTAAATGTATAATCTCCTTCATGTAAAATAGAAATCATATCAATAGTTCCACCTTGATCAGAATAAGAACTTGCTCTATATGATGAGGTAGAATCAAACCTACCTTTATTAGCAGCTCCTATATCAACTAAAGGAATCCTAAAGCTTTCTATTGTTGTTATTGTATCAGCACCTAATTGAGGTACGTATATTTCATTATTATTTGAAAGACTAAAACCGTCAACGGTTAATCCTCCTAAACCAATAGCACCATGACTAATTCCATAAGAAGCGTCTGTTTGGTCTACACCTATTGTTAATTGTACAGTACCGTCATTTGATAAAATAAACGCAGCATCAGATGAACCAATAGACTTAATTTCCATTTGGTGAGTAACTGCTGAGTTTGTTATATTAATACCTGAATTATCGGATTGATTAAATTGTAAATTACCAGCAGAACTTGCCAGTGACACAATTCTATTAGCAGATGCTATAGCACCATCTTGGTTATAAATGTTTACTTGTCCTAATGAAGCTAATGTAGTAGGTGTCCATAATCCTGAACTTGTACTATATTGTAAAATGTCTAAATTATTAACTGCAGCAGAAGATACATCAGATAACATATTAATAGTTGGAGCTCCACTGTTTAATGCAGCAAGATTTACATTGCTTTCATTAAAGTTATATTCAATATTATTATTAATAGAATCTGTACTAATTGTTAATGCGTTACCTGCAACATTACTTGTATTAGTTGATTGGAATCCCATAAATTGTAGATTCACACCAACCTTTCCAGCATACACATCTTGATGACCTATACCTGAACCAATATTTTCACCTACATTTACTTCACCTGGATTAGATGCAAGTGTGTTAACTAATTTAAGTGATCTGGATGCTATATTATATTGTAATTCCATTCCAGCACCTGCAATAAAATTAAAGGTATCATTAGGATTAGCTGAAACAATTAAACCATCATTAGTAGTTTGTAACGCACCTGTTGGTGTTGTAGAATTTATATTAATTTTACCAAAACTATCAGCACCAACAACGTTAAGAGTACCAGACCCAATACCACCTATAATATCCCATTCTGTTGTAATGAAAGTACCTTGTGTTGTTCGGCTGTTTGCTCTCCACCATACTAAAACCTGATCTTCACCTGTTGTTGCTGGGTCATCTACTATTACAGGATGATAAATTATGTTTCCTATTTCATACACTCTTGTAGACTCCCACGGGTTAGATACCATTTGAAAATTAGTATCAACCTCTGCATTTGTGAGCTCTCTTTTTATTTCTGTACGAAAAAGAATATATTCTTGTAGGTTAAATGACGTTGCCATTGATTTAAATATTTTTTTATTTATTCGTCTTTTTGATTTCTTTAGTTTGGAGGAAATTCTTCTATCGTTATATTACTATAAGGAAATTCCGAAGTATTTCTGTTTGATGTAAATGCATCTTTAAATGAATTAAGATACCATGTATTTTCTGACCAACCAGGAAGAGCATAACAAGGTGAATAAATCCCAGTTACATAAATGTATTTAAGCTGCGCCCAATATTTAACATAATCAGTTACTGCGTTTTTAATTAACTGTATCTGTCTATCTATAAATACTTTTCTTCCAGCATTACGCTGGCGGTCATATGAAGATCCACTTTCAAGTTTTAGGTTTGTTGTAACGTCCAATGCTTTATATTCTGTTGTGAAATTATAAAGATCACTGGTGGCCAGGAAGAATGATATAGAAACCAAATCTCCTAGATTACAATTATCAAGAGGCTTGTAATTAGTGTTATAATATACCGTCATTGCAGCAACATCTGCAAAATCAATATATTGATGTTTTACCTTATCAAAAAAATCAACCTTTATACTTGTTGAGGTTATACTATTTTTTTTCAAGAAAATAAAAAAGTCTAAGGCTAGCTTAAATGTTATTCCTTCTAAAATCAATGGGATCTACTTTTTTTGTATATATTCAGTCTTTGATTAGATGGTAGTCATCTATAAGATAGGATATAGGCCCATATGTGATTTTACATTGTTTAAAAATTTCTAAATGATCAAGGCTACGGTAATCATCAATCCAATAAACATGTTTAAACCCAGCATTAACTAGTATTTTAGTACACATTTTACATGGTGATAGTGTTAAAAGAACAATATAATTTTCGGGATCATATTCTTTAAATTTAGCAATCATATTTACCTCAGCGTGAATGAAACCGCTCTCACCTGGGTTAAGACTATCTTCTTCGGTACCAGTTTCTATATTTGAACCTGCACCACTGTAAGATCCATTATAACCAAAGCTTGCAATTTTACTAAAATCTTTCCTAAGAGCAATACACCCAACCTTTGTTGTGGATGAATTAGAAAGATCTCGAATATTTTTAAGTATCTCGGTAAAAGTTTCTAATTTTATTTGAAGTCTTCGAATTTTGGAATCCATTTTTGTTTAATTAACTTAGCTTTCATTTTTATACCAGGTTCTTTGTTTAAAGAATTTGCAATATTTATATTTTCTCTATCATCATCAAAAAATGTAAAATCATTAAAACCCATATCCATGAATTGTTTAAATGCTTCTCTCTTTTTCTCTGCAGTTGATCCTTTAAATTTTAAAACAGGATCGTTAATAGCAAAAATATAATTTGGATTAATATTTATACCATTATGACCTAAGAATTGTTGAATAAGAGATGAATCATCACGAGCAGTAATAATTCCTACTGGCTTACCTTTTAATATTGTTCTTTTTAAGATTGAAAATACCCACTCAATAATCTTACCAGCTTTTAATATATCTAAACTCTGAAAATCTGAAAAATCTAATTTATCATTTGGTCTTGTTTTAAAAGTGTTAAATTGTTGTGGAGTAAGTTCAATTTTAAATCCAGTTTTTGGATTATGTACTTTAATTTTACTCTTGGTAATTACAAGGGTATCATCAACATCAAAAATTGTTATACTATTTCTTTTCATTTTTAAACTTATTCTGTTCTTTATATATTATATCATTAATACAAACAAAGTTCGTTAGATGTCTTATTACCAATAGACAGATTAACAATCACGCCCATCAGTATAAACATGTTTTAATACAGGAAACCTTAATGAATAACCACCTGTTTGATTTTCTGTTTCTTCAAAGTATTGTATTGTTACAGTTTTACCAATAATGTCTTGTGGAGATTTAAAGTACATTTCTCTTTGTTCTTTAGAAAAACCTGATCCTACATTTACTTTACAACCTTTATGTTCAATTGTAATATTGCTTAAACATTCTCTTTCTATTTGTTTACCATTTTCTGTCCACCTGATAAATGCATTAGTTGTTCCTAAGACAGTATATTCAGCATCATGGAATTTTTTAACCTTTAATAAATTATGGCTTCTTTTTCCTTCATACCCAACATTCTTTCTAACCATTATTCCTTCATACCCGGCCTCTTCAGCTTCCTTAGCCATTTCAGTAAATTGTTCTTCGGTAGTTAATTGTATCTGTGGTAAGAATGATAACATATCTGAATTAATATTTTTTAGATTAGTCATAATCAAATTAGACCAGGCGGTGCTAATATAAGGTTTTTCAACCCCATGAAAGATTCTCTCTGTTAATGGTCTTACACCAGTCTTATTATCAAATTCATGTAATGTTAATTGATCAAATATAAAAAATTTAGGATTTTCTATTTGATGATCCTTTTTTCTGATCTGTTTCATGATTCCTTGAAAATCTTCATTACCATCTTTATCAACCATACAGATTTCTCCATCTAGAATAAAGTTACCTGGAACTTTTAAAATTTCATTTTCTAAATTACCTAGTGTTAAAAATTCTTTACCACTTCTAGAAAAGAATGTTACTATATCATTCTCTTTTCGGCAAATACAACGAACACCATCTAATTTTCTAGAACCGTACCAATCTCCACTTTTGAAATCTACTCTTTTTACATTATAAGGATTTGCTAATGCAACTTTAAATGTTGGTATACATTCTGGAATTACTTTATTAATAGAACTTGTAGATGCACCCATTTTAAGGTCTCTGTCAATAATATTGTAAATAATATCCTCATATTCTTTATGCTCTGCAATATAACGATTAACATTTGCAATTGCAGTATGACCTGTACAAACTCTATTTGCTAAATCATCTAATAAATTAAATATGTCACCATAAGTATTTGCATGGCCTAGTAAATCAGAGTTCTTTTTACAGTTCTTAGATGTAACTCCATATTTTTTATAAGGATTATAAGTGTAGTTAAAAAATCTTTTTAGATCTTCACTACCAGAATATTTTTTGATAGTTGCAATTTTGTGATTTCCTGATGATGAAGAATTCATTTCATCAAGGAATGCTTGTAGATAGCTAAAGTTTTTGTTTATGTGTTCCATTTTCCGTTATTTAATTATATTATAAATATAATACAATTTTCTCGGTTCTGAACTATAAATCTTATTTATTTTTAAAAAGTTATTAACAATATTGTCGGGATGGCAGGATTCGAACCTGCGACCTCCGCGTCCCAAACGCGGCGCGATGACCGGACTACGCTACATCCCGATTGTTGTCCCTGCAGGGTTCGAACCTACGCTCTTCTGTACCAAAAACAGACGTGTTGCCAATTACACCAAGGGACAAGGGCATTAATTACTAATTATATACTTTAAATGAAAATTGTTTAGTATTTAGTATTAAAAAAGAAAGTTTGAAAAAGTCTACCACTTTCTAAATCTTTACCAAAATATTCTAATGATTTATGAAACATATCACCTCTATATAATACTAGCCTGTTATATTTGTTACCAACCATAGCAGTCATATCCCATTTAGAATCATCCCTAGAATCTGGGTAAATTACTTTTTCAAGATATTCTTTATCATATGAACCATCTTCTAGTCTTGGTGGTGTTTCTAAACCTGTTTCCTTATGCCTAAATAAACCAGTACCACCATTAACTGGCGCGTCAGGTGTTAAGTAACATACACCAGCCCACATTGTCGTATGATCAGCGTGGATCCAACTAGTATCATCGACTGTTGTATATTGAAAAGAAGTTGTGTAATCATAATCCCATTCAGTAATATCACCACCTGCTGCTTGAACAATACCTTGTATAGATGTTCTTAAGTCTTTCCAATCATGGACAGGCTTAGTTCTTTTACCTGGGTAATTACCAACTACATCAAAAGGTTGTGTTAAAACCCATTCTCTTACGAGATCAGGGTTTCCGTAAAAATCATCTGTTATTATTAAATCTGTATTCATAAGTTATATTTTATTATTTATTCCTAGTCTGGTTTTTGGATATCATTATCATTAAATGATGTATTTAAATACAGCATAGATTGGAGCTTTTGTAAATTTGTACATTTTTCATATTCTTCAATACTTTCAAAATACTTAATTAAACTATCTATACTTTTTATTTTATTTTCTATAGCATCTGTTCTCTTTAAAACTGAACTAGGGCTTTGCATTAATACATGATATGATAAATCCATAAATTGTTTATGATCAGTTTGTTCTAAAGTTAATAAAAGACTTCTAATGAAATCATTACCAAAACCATTACCCTTTTCCATGATATTTATTTTTAATTTTTTGTATTAATGCTTTATCGTCATTATCTAAATCTGTAGGTATGTCTACTATGATGCTTATTAATAAATCAGTATATTTATCTTTTTGTTTATAAATAGGAAATCCTTTTCCTTTGACTCTTAATACTTTACCATTTGCAGTTCCTGCTGGTATATTGAATGTTATAGTCTTATCAAAACAATCTATAGAGTCTTGTCCTCCTAAAATTGCATCATACATATTTATATTTTTAATTGCATGTAATCCTTGATTATCTATAAAAAAGTTATTATCACCTACGACATCTATTGTCATAATAAGATCGCCATTGAGTTCTACAGTTTGTCCGCTCTGGCCTAATCCTTTTAGTCTTATCTTTTGTCCATTTTTTATACCAGCACCAATATCTACCTTTACGGTTTTCATACCTATCCTAACATCACGATTAGTTCCGTAATAAGCATCAGCTAAACTAATCCTTAAAATTCCTGTAGTATTTCTACCTTTAGCAGTATGACCATACCTTTGATTAAATGCACCACTAAAATTCTGATTCCTAAGTAAGTCTTCAAACATACTTTCTGAAAAATCACCACCACCACCAAATTGGCTAAATGGATTATTTTGCCTTTGGTCATAATTAGCTTTCTTTTGAGGATCTCCTAAAGTATCATAAGCATCTGCAATTGCTTTAAATTTTTCTTCATTACCTTTAGCTTTATCTGGATGATATTCTTTGGCTAAACTTCTATATGCTTTTTTAATAACATCGGCAGTTGCATTTTTTTCTACACCTAATAATTGATATGGATCTTTCATTATTTCCAAAATATCTGTATAGCAATTAAACTACATGCTATAATTAATGAGACCATTGTTTTTGCTGTAATACCTTCTCCCATAAAATACCAAGTTAAAAATGTAAAAGTCATAATTCCTGTTCCAAATGCAATAAATCTACCAGGCCATAATAAACCATCATAATGTTCAACCATAAACCTGGTAGCAAATATTAATACATAACTGATCGATGTACCCATTACTAATGAAACTACTATAGGGTTCCTTTTAAACCAAGGCCAAACAAATTGACCATTTGTTTGAAACCATATTGCCGCTTGTCCTAAAAAAAATAATAAAAATCCTATTAGTAACTTATTCATCTATGTTATATTTATAACCTTGTCTTTCCATATAATTCATGTGGCTTTCCATCTGTTTAGCTGTTATAAAAACAGAAGGTTCTATAATTACTTGACCATCTTCTCTTTTGTCATAAGCTTTATTTAAAAACCACTTATCACGTTTTGATTCCCACCAAAACCAAACTTTTTGCCATGACTTAGGTTTTTTCATATAAACTTTATTACCTTTATCCATATGAGCAATAAATTGCTTGTATGTAATATCTTTACTAGCCATTTATTATTTACCTTTAGATTCTTTAAGAGTAAGTTTTTGTATTCTCTCCTCTAAGACAAATCTCTTTTCGTCTAACTTATTTGATTTTTCCATTTGGATTGCAATTCTCTCCAAGACATTAACCAATTTAGGTATATCGCCGTCTATTAATTTACGACCCATTGCTGTTCTAAAAAATTCTGACATAATTGTGTTTATTTTTATATGCAATATCTCAATGTTTGTTTACAAATATATAAACAAATAAAAACTAATTATGAAGACAATACCAAATTTTGAAAAATTTGATGTAAATGAAACAGTAACTGCTGTTGGGTTTGGCATGAATGGCATAAATAATTATGGTTTAGGTGGTGGCACTCCACAAACAGGCTACAGTATGGGTGCTATTGCAGGTGTAGTTGAATCTTGTTCTAACCATGTAGCTGAACAAGCAAAGATGTATGAATCTAATGATAATGATAATCATACTGCTGAAGCATATATGAAAGAAGCTAAGAAACATATTAATGAATCTATGGATAGAGCTTATGAAGGTTATGGTTCTATGGATGAAGCAATGGTTCAAATAAAAGGAAAGGATAAACCATCAGGAGCAAAAGTATTAGCA